GAATGTTTAGTCGGTATTGGTGGACCCAATATAGATATTCTTGCTCCACGTGGTAGTGCTAAATCAACTATTCTTGGTCTTTATACAGCATGGGCTGTTGGTATACATGCTTTAGCAAAACAACCTTTAAAAGTTTTATATATTTCTTACACTGTTGATGTAGCTAGACCTAAGAGTGCAGCAATAAAAAGAATTATTGAAGATAGTAAAATTTATCGCGAAATATTTCCTACAGTAAAAATTGCAAAAGGAATCAATTCAAATGAATATTGGAGCATTGATTGGAAGTTTGCAGGAATAAAGTCAACTGGTGAAGAGGAGTTTACAGTTTGTTGTGCAGGACTAAAAGGTGCTGTTACTTCTAAAAGATCTCATCTTTGCATAATTGATGACGCAATTAAGAGTGCGGATGATATCAAGAATAAAGATATTCGCCAAGCAATGGAGGATAACTGGAACTCTGTTATTGTTCCAACCATGTTTGAAGGTGCAAGAGCAATATGTCTCGGTACCCGCTTTAGACATGATGATATTCATAAAAGTACTTTCATCCCTTCTAATGACTGGGTACAAATTGTTCAATCAGCTATCACAGTTGATAAAGAAGGGGACGAGATATCGTATTGGCCTGAGATGTGGTCTTTAGATTATCTAAGAGATAGGAGAAGACAAGCTCCTGTTGCATTTAGTTTTCAGTATCAGAATCAAATTATTCAAACAAGTGAATTATCTTTGTCACCTGATTTGATTGTTAAAGGAAATATATCAACAGATTTTGAAAGACTTGGTGTAGGTGTTGATTTATCTGCAGGTGTTAGAGAACAAAATGATTACACTGTTTTTGTGATGGGAGGGAGAGTAGGGAACAAAATACATGTGATTGATTGTAAGAGATTAAGAATTATGGGTAACCTTGAAAAGTTAGAAGCATTAATGGAAATGATGGAAGAATGGGGGGTCGTGCATACAGATGGTAAGACTTACTTTGCTACAGGAAGTAATGTAGATATTTGGTCAGAAGCCGTAGCATATCAGGCTTCTTTGGAAGCTGACTTTAGAAGAATATGTCAGGGTGACCATGGATTATATAATTTAATCTGGCATCCAGTAAAAGGTTTTAAAGGAGATAAAGTTGCACGTTTTAGAGGTATTATGGGTCTTTTTGAGCAACGTAAAATCTTGTTTAATAAGTATAGAAAATTTGGCCCATTGACGGATGAAATCATAAATTTTGGCGTCAGTTCACACGATGATTGTGTAGATGCTCTGGTATGGCTATGTAATGGATTAATGACCCGAGGAAAACTAGAGTTAGAGTATTGACGATTTAAACTGGAAAGAACACTAACCAATGTCAACCAGCTACCACACGTTAGAGATCGAGCAAGATGCTTACGGTTCCGTAGTCATCCCTCTACCTGATGAACTTTGTCACGACTTATCTATTCAACCAAATGAAAGGTTTGCATGTGAAGTCGAGGATGAAATTATTACCCTCAGACGAATACATGCTGGGTATGCCATTGAAGAATAAGACTTAATTAAAAACAATGAGTGACAGCAATAGCAAAACTGTTCTGGATCGAATTTTAAATTCGGTCATAAAGAGAGATGGAACAGGACCAGCTGACACCATGCTGGTTAATGCTCATTTATCCCAAATGAAAATGTTTGGGATACGCCAAGGCGTTGAGTTCTTTCCCCAACAAGATAATTTTGGGACACAGAGATTTGATTTTATACAACAGGTAATTAAATTCAATAAATTAGATGCAAGATTAGATTCAATCTGGGATAGGTTTTTAGCTTATGGAAAAGGTTTATTTTATATAAGACCTACAAAGAAAACTTACAGGATTTATTGGTTTGATAAAGATTCTTATAGAACATATTACTCACCAGAAGGAGACCTTGAAGAAGTAATCCTGATCTATCCTTATAAAGTTAAATCAAATAAAGGAATTAAGAATGTTGGTTTAGGTACTGACAAAAGATACATGCGTTTGAGGATTACTCCTCTTGAGATTGAAGAAACACATACTGAACAAGAAATTAATTTTGATCAGGAGGTAATGGAAGTCGCCACGTTAAATAAAACAGTGGTGAAAAACACTATGCAGTTTATCCCATGCGTTGAGGTATTTAATAACCCTGATGCATTTGGAACTGATGGAGCTGGTGAATTTGAGATGTTAGCTAACCAAATCATCGCTCATGATGAAATGGTTAAAAATATAAGAGCTAACTTATCATTCTTCGGTAACCCTACTCTCCTATCTTCTAGACCAAAGCAAGACATTGTAGAGAGTGATTCTGATGGTGCAGTACAACGTCCTAGTATATCTAGTCAATCAGGCTTTGGATCTGATTCTTTACTTTCTGGATCTACATTTAAACAAGATCCAATATCAAGACAGCAGCCAGGTTATCTAGGGAAGCCTGGTAGTGGTATGCGTGTACCAAGAGTTATCGCAAACTTAGAACCATCTGATCGTGTTGGTTTTATTACACCTAATGCTGTAAGTACAGATCAAGCAAGATACTCAGAACAACTTAGAAGTGAAATACGTTTAGCTTTAGGTGGTATTGATGATTTAAGTATCACTAATGTAACTGCAACTGAGATAAAATCTGCTTATGGTCGTGTAAGTGCTACAGCTAAGAAAAAGTGTCTACAGTTATATCAATATGGAGTTTGTAAGTGTTTTGAATTAATTCTTTTCCAAGAGGAACAGATCTTCAGAAAGTCGTTGGCATTTTCCACAGGAATTAAATATCCAGAACCTCCTGTTGATGAGGAAGATGATGATAAAGCGATGCAAAAATATGAGGATGCAAAAGCAAAATATGAACAAAAATTAGACCAAACAATAGAAGAAGTTATCAGATCTGGTGATGTTCCTGTAGGTGTTTTAGGACTTGCTCCTGATGGAGATAGGACAGTTTTATGGCGTTGGATGGGTCCTGTTTATGAAGACACAGCACAAGATAAATTAAATCAATCTATCTTCGTACGAAACCTACAAGAATTAGGCGTTGATAGCATAGAAGCACTGAAGTATTTATTCCCATCTAAAACTGACGACGAAATTGCTGGTATGTTATCAGGATTTCCGTTCAGAGTTGTTGGGGAACTACAGAGGGCTTATTCAGGTCTTATTGACTTAGTCAATCAAGAAATGAGAACGCCTCATCCGCAGCAGCCGAATTTACCGATTGCTGCAGATCCGAGATTAAATCTCACTCCATTTTTATATCGTACACTCGAAAGTTTACAAAAAGAGGTAACCTATGCAGGCCGATACCGTAGCGCCGACCCAATCGGCACCCCAAGTATCCCCGACCCAGCCGATCAGCTCCGGGGCTCCGGTAGCACAAACGGCAGCGCAGGCACCAGCAGTGGCAACAACACCACAGTGGACAGCAGGCGCCCAGCCGATGGCGGCACCAGCTCCACAAGCGCCAGCCCAGATGGGGGTTCAGGGACTCCAATACAGCCCTACTCCCTCGGGATACCAGGCACCGCAAGCGCCGCAGCCACAGCAGGCGGAGAATCCATACAGGGACGCGTTCGACAAGGTAGTGAACCTCCTGAGTTCACCAGTCCAATTCCCGTTCCAGGGTCAACAATCGACAACGACCCCCTCAGGCGTTCAGGCCAATTACGGTTCCCAAGCGACAACCCAGTACAGCGACCCGGCAGCGCAGACATATATGCCTTCGAACGGGAACAGCCAGGGTTACTCCAACGCCTCTTCCCAAATGTCTACGGAAGTGACAGCGGATCAGCTAAGACAAAACGGGGTAAGCGAAGCAAGTCTTGAAGTAATTAATCATTTTGGTGCAGATGCTCCAGCATTACTTAACAACTATGCTTGTCAGATTGAAGATTCATTAGTAACAACTAATGGTCAATTACAAGAAGCAACTGGATTATTACAGGAATTAGTTAATGAGCATAAAGCTTATGAGCAGATTCTTACTAACCCAGATACGTTAGCTGATTATACTTGTGAGTTCTTTGGTCCTAATGGTCCTCATCCTGTAGAACAGGAAGCACCTGCTAATGGTAGGTTCGTAGGACAACAGTTCCAAAACGCTGCTCCTCAGGCTCCTGCACCACAGCGTCCAGAGATGCCTGCACCTCCACAGCCACAAGCTCAGCAAGGTAATCCTGAAGAGTTCTGGAACAGCTTTGGCAACTTAGCTGATAGAGATCCTGCACAGGCATGGAAGTACCTTAATGCAGCACAACAGAGTCCTGAAATATTCCGTCAAAAACTCCTTGTAATGGAGTAATACCTTAATAAGGGGTGAGTGGAATAAAAACCTCCACCCCTATTATTTTTTTATATCAATGGATACTGCAAAAGCAAAACAAGCACTTATTTTATCTATGTTGATGAAAGAAGATCAACTAGGTAAAGCACCAGATTTACAACCTGAAGATGGATATATCAACCCATTTGGAAGAATGGGAACCGTTCCTCCTACGACATATTCTCCCTACAACGTCGTATAAATTAGAACGACTTACATAAGTAGATTGATAAACCCTTGGTATAATTTTTACAATGGAATATTTTTTCCATCTATAGAGGACTAGTTCCTCTGGTATCAGCAAATTCTTGCGCTGAAAAACCAACATGTTTATTGATAACGATTTTCCGAAGCTGTTGGGAGCGGAACTATACCGCCCTCATCCAGCATATGTAGTGGAGATGGCTACTGAACCAGTAGTTGTACATGACTTCACTAAACAACCTGGCCAAACGGTTCAACTTGACCGTTACAGGTTCTTCGGCAATCCTGGAACAAAGACCAGCCGTGAGCGTACTCAGGATCAAACCATAGGTACAGCAAACAGCAGATCTATTGTCAAGGACAAGGTTCTTGTATCTCTTCGTGAGTACACAGGTCCAGCCGATCCAAACAACACAAATCTCCCAAGCACTTTCAAAATTGCTCGTGAGACTTTGATGACAGCACAGCGACTTTTGCTCGATACTGGGAACTTAAATATGTTCCATCAGAGCATTGGATCGCTCACTCTTTTAGATGATTATCGTCGTTGGAGAGACAGAGTCTTCCTCGATGAACTATTCAAGAGTGAATCACGTGGACAAAGTAGCGATACTCAGGGTGGTTACTACTATCCAAACGGTAAAGCAAAGACTAACTCCACAACACTAGCAACATATTCTGCTACAGAGTACGCATCTGAACGATTTAAGTTCAACGTAAAAACTGACCTACTTGAAGTAGTTAAGAGTTTACGTAAGCGTCATGTACCAGTATTTGGTGACGGATACTACCGCTGTATCGCTGACCCTTCATTCATGAAGGATCTAAGAGCAGATCAAGGATTCCGTGAAGTTGCACGTTACCCAGGCATGGGACAAGGCAACCCTCTCATGGGTGCTGGTGGTCCTAACCAAGCTATCTACGCTGGCGGTCAGTATGGCCAAGCTCAGTTCGTAGGTGGAGAGCCGGTGATGCCATCCGGGTTCGTCTTCGAGGGAGTAAGATTCTTCGAATCAACCAACTTCCCTGCCAAATCAATTACAGCAAACATCGGAGACGGTGCAGGTGCTGTATCTAAGACTACTCCTGCTGGATTATTTTTCGGTCCTCAGGCTATTGGTGTAGGTATTGGTGGTCCAAACGCTCAAGTTCTCATTAATAATAATGATGACTTCAGCCGGTTTATCATTCTCATATGGCAGCTATACGCTGGCTTTGCGAACTTAAACAAGGACTTCATCACAACCGCCTTCACCGTAACTGAGTAAGGAGGTACATAACTAATGGCAACTTACAAGTCTTCCGCTGGAGCTATTCTTCAGCCAGGTAATCAGACAAAAAATCTTTCTGGTTACAATGATGAGGGTGTTTTTGGCTGGCCTGGTGTCGAAGCTTTCGAACTTATCGGTTACGCAAAAGTTTCAAACCTATCTGCTGACAAAGCTAACTTTAAAAGTTTTAGCTTGACAGTCCCTTCTCCTGATCGCCGTGTGAGTGATCGTGTACGTGATGATCGTACAAGCTTAGTGGTACAAGCAGACTCTGCTCGTCCTGCATATGTCTATGGTGCTTCTATTGCATTAGCTCAAGACATTCCAGCAGGTGGAGAGCCTTCTTTCCCTGCATCTCCTGTTACTGCAAACCTTGAAGGTACTAACACTGAGGTTCTTCTTTTAGGACCAGACAATGGTGGTAACCCTCTAGGTATTCCTGGAACTCAATTGAATGGTTTGGCGGCTGCGTCATCAAGCCTTACAATCGGTGCTACAGGTGTTGCTCAAGGAACAGGTGCTGTAACAGCTGCTAAGATTCCTTTCTGGTCAAGTGTTACTAGCACAATTGCTGCTGGTGATGCTGCTAACTCCATGCTGTATAAAGTTACAGCTGACACAACATTTAAGATCTATAACTTGAATGCTGTTGCTAACACCACAATCACTGGTGATGGCGTAAACATTAGCCAAGACGACTCTGATGCTGGTCGTGCTGCATATTTGCTTGCACGTGTAAACTACATCCGTCCTGCTGCGAACGTGTCATGGAATGATATTCAGGGGTTTGTTGATTTTGCTTCACAAGTAGGCGGAACTGACAGTTAATCCTGTAGATATAACAAATATTAAGCGGGTCCTTGTGGCTCGCTTTTTATTTTGCCTATAATTAAAAATATTTTCAAAAATGTTCATGCAATTGATTACTTTTTTACTAATAATCGGTATTTCTCTTGCACTTATAGGTATATTGATGGGTAACTCACATCCTAATCATCCTCAGTAAAGTTGAAATCAAAGGTAGACACTGGTATGCTTATCACAGGTTAACAATCAAGTTATGTTGTATCAGTACAAGCCTACAGGTGGATTAGTCGAAGTCATATCTCAACATGGCGAAGGCATAAAGATGTGTCTGGATGCTAATGAAGAAGTTATATATGCGGACGAAGATGATCTAATGCCACATATAGGTGCCACTAATGAAAAAGCAAAGAATGAGGAAAAATATACAGCTGAGTTAAAGGCTGAAGGTGTAAATCCTCCTACATTGACCGCAAAAGATACTTTCCCCATAGACCATCGAATCAATATTAATAATGCAAGTGCTAGACAGATAGCTGATGCATTACCTGGCGTTGGTTTAAAAACTGCTAGGGATATTAAAGATTTACAAACATCTTGTTCTGGTGAGAGATTTCAAAAATTAGAACAATTGAAATCAATAAAAAGAGTTGATTGGGATGAGATATTTAAGGAGAACTTGGTTCGAGTAGACTAACTACAAGACTTTTCAAGTAGTTAATGAAGCTAGATACCTTTACTCAATCTAAGGTGCGTTGGCACTTAGGTTACAATTTAACTTCGGTTCCTGCTGGCGATCAAAGTCGTCTAGAAGAAGCTTTGAATAATGTTCAAGACTCTTTTTGGTTTAGTAAAATAGTTGAACAAATAGGTAGATGTGATGAAGCTGAAAAGAGAACTGACATGACAGGTAGTGTGAACAATGATTTAGCTCCTAAGAGCAGGATAGAAAGTATAGCTGGTGACGTTGATCGTACAGTTTCTACTTCTGATTTCAAAGAAACATTGAAAACTTGGACACAGATTTATATCTATGAAACAGATCGCTTAGCAACACACCTGTATGTACCAAACTATAGAAACCCTGAGCAAGCACGATATAGATTTAATAGAGAAGGTGCAGAGTTTATACAAGCTTTACCTGGTCCTGCTGACGTAGCTGTAGGCACTAGGATTCTTCTTGAGACGATACATCGATAATCGTCACGTTTTTTCCTGTTATTCTTATACTTAGGAATCATCTTCAACAATGGCGATCACTTATTTTCAAGACACTATATTTAACACCTTTGATACATTGTCTGCACCAGCTGGAACAGATAGTCTACAAGTAGCTGTTAACAATACTTTCTCTACAAGAACATACTCTTTATTTGTTACAGTAGCTAGTAAGAATAATAATGTTGTTGTCAGACTTGATGGCAGTATTGATGGTACAAATTTCGCAACTATAATTAGTAATCAAACAATAGCTAGTAATGGAACAAGCACCTATAAAGTTGCAGACCATCCAGTAAAGTTTTTGAAGCCAGTTTTTGTAAGTGAAGATGGTGGAACAGATGCAACAGTCACATTTGCTATAGCAGCTGTATAAATGTCAATAAGACCTACTACACGTTTAGGTTATAGACAGAGTGTCCGCCCTCACAAGTGGCGTGTTAGAGAGTTGTTGGATAAAGCAGGTACAACAAATGTAGAAAAGTTTTTAAGATCACGTGAACCTAGACGTATGGCAGGTACTAGAATAAACGCTAACCTAATTGAATCAGGTTCTGCTCCAACCCCTTATCTTAAGGGTGATGAAAATCTCTCACGTGAACGAGATGAGATTGATTTAAGGAGTAAAAATTTAGATCCTGATGATCTCGACCCCAAAGAATATGGCTAAGAAAAAAATGCCTCCTCAACTTCTTGAATACTTTAAGAAGAAACAAGGTAAAGAAGAAGATAAAGAGGATTCTAAAGCAGAAGACAAAGGTAAGAAAGATGAAAAGAGAAAAGAAGCGATGTCTAAAGCAAAAAAGCAAAAAGATAAGGGATAATATCCTTTAGCTATAATTATTATTAAATTAACTCCTAGATAGACGTGTCAAGTAGTAGCTCCAATAAACAACCGTTAATGGTGGATCGCCCAGCGAATACCTCCACTCTTTTAACCGTTGCCTCAGGTCAATCTTTTTCCACGAGTTTGATCCCTACATCAGTTGGTAATGCTACTAAAGTATTTGATGCTGATGCAGCATTAACTGATACGTCAATTAGTGGTGCATATATTGATGAAATATGGTTTCAGTACAGTAGAAAAGAAGCTCAGATAATAAGCCCAAAGACTGCTACAACTAGCACATGGGCAAACACAGGAACTGTTTGTGTTATTACTCCCACAGGTGGAAATAATGCCAGAGTAGGACAAGAAGTTTTTGTAGATTTCACTACTACAGGTGGATCTTTACCTGCTGATGGCGTTTATGCAGTTACAGCAGCAACAGCAACGACGTTTACTATAACAATAGCTGCACAGGGAAACACAAATGGTAACTGCACTGCACAATTACCCACAGATTTTTGTTTTTATCTAGTTCAAGCTTCTTCGGTTACTAATATTAACCAATTTTTCCCTCTCTTTACTTTAAGTATTGATTCTGTAGTTTCAAAAGAGTATTTCAGTTTAACTGAACAAGGTATTTTGCCTTATATAAACCACCCAGTAGCTCAATCTGGTGCCAATATAAACAGTGCAAACAGTTTAACGATACCAAAACATAGAGGATTAATGCTAAGAAGAGGTCAAGCCTTATTTGTAGCTACTAGTGGTGCGACTGCACTGACAAATGCGTTCTACTGCAATATTCAAGGTGGTTTCTATTAAGAAAAATGCCTTTTGGAGTAAATTCTTTTAAGAATCCATCAAAGATAGGCTTTGAAACAAAGTTTGATAAGAGTTTTGAGAAAGATAATGAATTTAATAACGATAAAGGTTTCAAAATTACAAAAGATCCTTATAAAGTTGATAGATTAAAGCGTAATTATGGTGCAAGTGAGGTTGATTTTTACAATAACGATTCATTATGGTCAAGATGGAGGAGAGGATATGAATTATATATAACCACACAGAGCATGATGGGCTCTTCTGCTAAAGAAAGAGGTATTAGAGGAGATTATCGTTTATATTTTACATTTCAACAGTTTCCAGGCGTCTTTATTCCTGCTCGTATTTATATTTACCCATCTGCTAAAGAAGATTTAGGTGAACACATTGTAGGTATGCGTGATACTGATGCTTTTAGCTTCTATGAACAAGGATTACCTATATTAGGTGTCAGATATTTGGGAAATGTGGTTAGTTCCACATATAATCAATCAAGTAATTCTTTAGTTGTTGCTAAACAAGATCACGGTCTTTTTCCAGGAGAAAACGTTTTTTTAGATTTTCAAACTGGTGCAGCTGTTGATGAGACTGCGACTATTACAAGTACTACACAAAACACGTTCACAGTAACGCTCACTAATTCTGCAAATACTAGCGGCAATGTTAATTATTTTTTATCGACTACTTTTGGGGATTCGCGTTGGACTACTTCTAGAGTTCGCATTCGTAGTTTGCCTACAGACGTTACTTTCCTTACAGGCGAACGCTTAGGAGATCGGATTGTTGAAAAAGATCCAGGTATTAATTGTACTTACTCAAGATCTTCTTCTACAGTTACAGTCAATACTGCTTCAGCCCATGGCTTATCAACAGGTAATACTGTTTTTATAGATGTATCTAGTGGAAATGTATCTTCTGGAAGATATAAAGTTACAGTTATTTCAAGTACGCAGCTTACTTTATCAACAATTACAAGTGGTACTACTAGTGGAAATTTAAAATTAAGTCGTTTGATAAGAGGACGTAGATATGACAATTATGTTGCATATACATGTACAGGAACAGATTCAAGTACTAATGAAATTATTTTTCAAAAGAAAGAAAGTTATGGAGCACAAACAATAGATAATAAAGCTGTAACAACAGTACCTGCACATAGAGGTTTTGAAGTTGGTAGATTCTTAAGTACTGATTTACGCTGGCAATGTTCATGTCAAGATTTTTCTAGGAGAGATAGTTATAATTTATATAGTGATTTATTGAGTGATAAGTTTCCTACTACTAATGTAAAATCCACAAGAGAAGGACGTGTTTTAAAGTCAGATGGTACTTTATCTAATGAAAATGATATCCCTGGTGTATTTAGAGACTTAGGTTTTGTCACAATTAATAATTTTTATGAACTTCCTGAGTATGAAGATAATGCAGAAAATGCTGTTCAGAATTTAGCTTATTATCAACTACGTTGGTGTAAACATATTTACGCAGCAATGTGGGCTTTACTACATGATGAAGGTAATGATCCTATTAATTTGACTGCAACTTATGTTCAAAATGGTCCTAACATTGTTATAACTTCTGCTGACCATAATTTAGAACAAAATACTAAAATACAAATCGCGTTTACAAGCGGGAATGCGATCTCTGGTGAGTTTACAGTTTCTGAGGTGCAGAATAAAGATACTTTTGTAATTGTTTATCCTTTTGCTAATCAATCCAGTGGTTATTGCACAATTAGTAATTTAAAGAAACATGAGTTTGTAGGTTCATGGTTACTGGAGCCAAGTGATAGACCTATAGATAAAGGCTTAGAACGTTTTAATAAAAATTTTGAGAAAGAGAAAGTTAATATTCAAGAAGCTTTTAGAAATGTTTTATTAGCAAAACAAAATACAAAATGGAGTGGGCAAAAAACTGTTGTTGGAAATAGGAATCAACCACAAGCAATTGCAGATTTCGATCCTTCAACTATAGGTATGACGTTAACAGATAATATACGTCGAGATAAAGATGGAAATTTAAGAAGAGATGGAAAACAATTAAATGCTACAAATAGAATGACAATGTTAATCAATAAGTTATTCAATAAAGCACCAACACAGATTGAAGATATCAAACTTGGGATTGTTAATAAACCTTTGAATGAGTATGCATCTGAATTTGAATCAGGTTTGATTGATTGTGGTGAATTTCAAGCAGGAACACCTACTGAAAAATCTGATACCTTGAGTACAATAGATTGTGGGACATACAACCCATTAACCGATCAGGATACAGTCGTAGACGCTGATCTTTATATCAACGCTTAACTATGGCTGTTCAGATTCTGACCAGACGTTCTAGTGTTCTAAATGACAGACCTTTCCCTATACGTCTTGGCGTTGCTGAGCTTGCTGTTAACAACAACGCAGCTGAGCCCGGACTCTTTTTTGCTGATGACACAGCTTCTCCTTCTACAGGCTTAATAAAAGTTGGACCTACTTTTGTGGGTTCTACCAGTCCAAATGCTTCACCAGTTGGTTTCGGTACTTTTAGTAAAGGTGAATCATGGTTAGATACAAGTAGCACACAAATATTAAAAATATTCGATGGTTCGAATTTTCAAACAGTAAAGGCGGTTGTCTCAAACGCTGCTGGTTTTCCTGCTAATCCTGCAGATGGTCAATTACATTACAATCAAACAGCAAATGCTTTATATATGTGGAATCAATCTAATACTTCTTGGATAGCTATTTAATTTTTAGCTAATAAATGATCAAGTATTCTGTCTAATTTTGTATGAACAGATTGCATTTCGCGTAAAAAATCTTCTTTCAAAACGTAGTCATGAATTACTTCATTTTTAAGTTTACCAAGGTCCCTCTCTACGTTATAGAATCTTTTGTCTAATTTTTTATTAAAATTCCCTAGAGCACGTGATAAACCAGCAAAGACACCAACGCTTCCAGAAATAATAGCAGCGATGAGTTCGACTTCCATGTCTACTTCCTTTTTCTCTATTCTAAAGGGTTTTTACAATTTAGAATAAAAGATAATCAATGAGATATGTATGCCTTCTTCATATGAAGCAAATATAGAAGGTGCCATAGAGATTCTCGTTGACATCATGCTCGCAGAAAGTGTAACGATGGCACGAGAACCCTATGCACCAAATTTTAGAGGATTAGTAGACGCCTTAATAGATCTTAAAGAAGGGTTTCCTACTAGGGTTACAGGTCGTCTTGAGGTGTCTTTGACTACAGGTGAAAATATTACTCAAGGAGATGCACTTTATCTTGATACAGGAACAGGGAAAGTAAAGAAAGCAATTGGTAACGCCACAGAAGATGAGGCGACTGTAATCGGTTTTGCAAAGGAAACTAAATTTGCAGATAATCCTTGTGATGTACAAATAGCAGGAATACTTGGTGTCTCTGGATTAAGCCCCGGAGTTTTGATGTTTTTATCTGACACAGGAGCTGGAAATATTACGGCAACAGCACCTACAACATCTGGTCGATTTGTTGTCAGGGTTGGTGAAGTAGCAGCTTCTAACCAATTAATTATTAGACCAGAACCTCCAATTAAACTCGCTTAAGTAAATGGCAACACGTAAATCAATTACCATTATTAATGGTCTATTTAGCGAGATAAACACCTCGTCGGATAAATTAGATCTGGCAGGAAATACAACAGCAGATTTAGCAGAAAATACGAATTTGTATTTTACTAATGCGCGTGGTCGTGGAGCTATATCGGTAACAGACGCGGGTGGTTTAGGAAGTCTTGCTTATAATTCATCAACAGGAGTTATTACATATACTGGACCAGCTAACTCCGATGTGAGAGGTTTAATTAGTGTTGCTAGTGGTTCTGGACTAAGTTATAACTCATCTACAGGTGAGATAGGAACAAGTTCAATACCTAATAGTCAATTAGCAAATAGTTCAGTAACCATTGGAGGAACTTCGTTAGCTTTAGGTGCAACAGCTTCAACAATTGCTGGTCTTACATCTTTAGCAGCAACTACATTAATATCTGGTGTTGCTGATGCTGCAAACTCTATATCAATAGGGAGTGGAAATATAGTTTTTGAAGGTTCAACTGCAAATGGTTTTGAAATAACTATTACAGCAGCGGATGCAACTGCTGATCGTACTATTACATTCCCGAATGAGACAGGTACAGTCTTAACAACGGCATCAAATATAAGTCCTACAGTCGATACTTTTACATTAGGTAGTACAAGCATTCAATTAGGAAGTACAGCTTCTACAGTCGCAGGTCTTACAGCTCTTACAGCCACAACTCTAAATGCTGGAGCTGCGGGTGCTGCTAATGCAATAAGTATAGGAAGTACAGGTATTGTTTTTGAAGGCTCAACTGCTGATGCAAGTGAAACAACATTAAGTGCTGTCGATGCTACAGCAGATAGAGCAATTAGTCTTCCAAACGCTAGTGGTACTATTGCTTTACTTACATCATTAAGTGTTACTAGTGGATCAGGTTTAACTTATAACAACTCAACAGGGGCTTTTGGAACTAGTAATATACCCAATTCTCAGTTACAAAATAGTTCGATAACTTTAGGTAGTTCTTCAGTAGCTCTAGGTGGTAGTTTAAGTACTCTTTCAGGCATAAGTTCTTTTACTTGCGACACAATAATAACTAAAGACAGTGGATTTAGAATACAAGATAATGCAGACGCTACAAAGCAATTAGCTTTTGAGTGTTCTGGTATAAGCTCAGGTACGACTCGAACGTTAACGGCTCCTAATGATTCAGGAACTGTTTCTACGGAAAGTTTTGCTACCGCAATCGCAGTTGCATTAGGATAGTATTATGGCAACACAAGTACAGTTCCGAAGAGGTACAACAAATCAAACTGAGACTTTTATAGGTGCTCTTGGTGAAATAACAGTAGATACAGATTTAAGTACAGCCGTCATACATGATGGTGCTACTTCAGGTGGTTTTTCTTTATTAAGAAGTGATGGAAGTAATTCAGCACTGCTAAGAGGTTCAGCAGGAAATTGTGCTTTACAATTTGCAGGAGATCCTAATACAGGATTGTTTTCACAAGGAGCAGACCAAGTATCACTGGTTGCAGGAAGTGGTCAGCTTACAATAGATTCATCGGGTGCTTTATCTTTTAATGGAAATGTCTCTATAAATGGAGACTTAACAGTAACTGGTTCATCCCCAGACAACCTCGCTCTCATTGTTGCACTAAGTTAATATGGCTAATACTTTCAAGAACGCCACTAAACAGAGTCTTGTAACTGATGCTATTAGTTCGACTAATACGAATATTCTTACTGCTGGAGGCTCTTCTACGCTTATTCTTCTTAGTGCTATGGTCGCTAATAAGACATCGACGAGCGTAAATATAGATCTCTATATAAAGCCCAGTAGTGGTGATGAAGTTCATCTTTTAAAAGATGTACCAGTTCCTGCTGGATCTTCACTTGAACTTATTAGTGGAAGTAAGATTATTTTAGAATCTAGCGATGTTTTACGAGCTAGATGTAATACAGGCTCTGCTGCAGACATTGCTGTTAGCTTCTTAGATCAGACTTAAGATTATGGGATTAACACTTGTTGGGGACATTGCTGCTCTTCAGACGCAGTTTACGGCTATTAAGGAAGAGATTGATAAACAATTTGATAAGACAATATTGAATTTAGAAGAAACAAGTTGGGCAATTATTCGTAAGAAAAGAGATTTTTTATTACGTACAAGTGATTGGACAATGACACCAGGTTGCACTGTAGATCAAGGAGCTTGGGCAGCATATCGCCAAACATTAAGAGACATTCCACAAACATTTACAGACTATACAAAAGTAACTTGGCCAACTGTTCCATCAACAAAAGGACCTAATACAACTGAATAGCTATATAAGGGCAGAATACAATAGAAGATAATAAGTTACTAAATACTAAAGATGTATATTGGGAACGATCTGCAGATTGCAAATCCTAGCTACAAAGTAATTGACGATATAAGTTCAAGTTTCAATGGCAGTGCTACATCGTTTGCTCTCAATGTAAAAGGAGTTACTCCAGTACCTTTTCCGATAAATGAACAACAGGTAATGATATCTGTTAATGGAGTTATACAGGAGCCTGATGCCACGGGTAGTGCTGGTTTTAAATTATTAGGATCAAATATAGTCTTTAGCTCTGCTCCAGCAAACGGGAATGCTTTCTTTGGTGTAATTTTAGCTGGTGCTGATTATGTAACTGCTGGTTCAGAGTTTCCTGATGGAACTGTTACGGCACCTAGTTTCACATTTGAAAGTGATTTAGATAGTGGATTCTTTAGAAGTGGATCTGGTGCGGTTGGATATAGTGCTAATGGTGTACAGAAAGCTTTATTTGATGGTAACGGTTTAACAGTTACAGGAACTTGTACGGCTACAGCATTTAGCGGTAATGGAGCTAACTTAACAAATATATCAGCTTCTAGCGTAGGTACCCTTGCTAGTTTGACAGTTACGGGTGATGTGACAGTCGATACAAATACATTTAAAGTTGACGCTACGAATAATCGGGTTGGTATTGGAACGACAAGTCCTACTGCTTTAGTTCATTGTTCTTCAACAGGCAAAGATCCTGACAATGGTGCTTTAGACCCTGTTAATTATCCTTTAGTAGTTGTAAATCCAGAGGATACTAATGGAGATTCGACTGGAATAGGTTTTGGTGTAACGACATCAACTGCCAAATTAGGAGCAGCAATACACCACGTAAGAGAAGCTGGTGGTTCTCAAGGTGATTTAAGATTTTTAACGAATGGTGATGGGAACACTATTTCAGAACGGATGCGAATTGATAGTTCGGGGAGGGTTGGTATTGGAGCAAGTAATAATACTTCTTATGATTCAAATGCTCAAAACCTTTTACTTGCTAATGAAAGTGGTAATTATGGAATAACAATTAGAAGCGGTGGTGGTGATCCTTATGCAATGATTCACTTTGCAGATGGAACAACTGATGCTAGTGAAAAGAGAGCAGGAAGAATTTTCTATCACCATGCTCAAAATAAACTAACATTCTCGACTGCTAATACAGAAGCCCTAAATTTAGATAGCTCACAAAACGCCACGTTTGCTGGACCTATAGGGACAGGTGGTGCTCCAGGTAGTTATCAGCTACAAGTCACCAAGGCATCAGGAAATGAAATAGCACGATTTACTGGTGCTAATGGTGCATATCTGACGCTTAGAAATGCAACTAGCCATGAAATGCTGTTGTATGTACCTAGTGGGGATAGTCTTAAATTTGCTACAAACGGTTTTGCAAATGTTGCCTTAACCCTCGATGCAAATCAAAACGCCACGTTTGCTGGAACGGTATCAGACAGCATTGGTGACTTAAGAAAAATACCAAACAACGCAACAACTTCTGCTTACACATTATCAAGTAGTGATGTTGGTAAAGCAGTTACTAACACAAGTGGAGGAGTTACTATTCCTAACGGTGTCTTTACTGGTGCTAGTGCCGTTACAATAATCAATCATAGTGGTTCAGATATTACTATTACTCAAGCTAGTGGTTTAACTCTTCACAACGCAGCCGATGCAACAACAGGAAATCGCACACTTGCAGCTCGTGGAATGGCTACTGTTTGGTTCCAAGCAAGTAGTGTCGCTTACATCTCAGGTGCAGGGTTGTCATAAATGTACCTACTAACTAACACACACGGAGGTTATTAATTATGAGTCCTATTCAACAAATGCTTTTAGGTGTAGGTGCAGTTGCTACGAAGACATACGTTGACGAAATTTTCTCGACGTATCTTTATAGAGGAAATCAAACAGCAGGGCATACTATTACTAATGGTATAGATCTTGCAGGTCAAGGAGGTTTGGTATGGATAAAAAGCAGAACAAATGCAGCTCAGCATGAGTTAGTTGATACTGTTAGAGGTGCTGGATACAAGCTTAAATCAGATGGCACTAGTGCCCAAGAAAGTTCAACTTCCTCTGAATTAGATCAATTTAATTCAGATGGATTTAGGCTTGCTTATAGATCTGCTGGTGGAAATGCTCTTAATATGGATTACGCCTCATGGTCATTCCGCAAGGCACGTGGGTTCTTTGATGTTGTTACCTACACGGGAAACGCTACTGCTAGAACAATATCTCACTCATTAGGCAGTATTCCTGGCTGCATAATGGTCAAATGCACTACAGATTCTAGACCGTGGGCTGTATATCACAGAGGGATGGGTAATGGAAAAGCTATGCCGTTAAATGGTACTAATGCTGAACATGATAGTACTACTTATTGGAATGATACCGACCCCACTGCTTCAGTTTTTACACTAGGTACTGCAAATGATACTAATAAAAGTGGTGAAACCTATGTAGCCTACGTATTCGCAGGAGGTGAGTCCACAGCCGCTACTGCAAGGTCTGTTGATTTTGATGGTAGTGGTGATTATTTAAGTCTTGCTAGTAGTTCTGACTTAACTTTTGGAACAGGTGATTTTTCAATAGAATTTTGGGCTAAACCTCATGACTTTGGTAGTAGAGGAACTTTCTATGACTCAAGACCTTCTGGTGGTGATGCAGGTATAACTATTGGGCATGAATCATCCACAGGAGAAATTAGAGTTTATATGAACGCTACTAGTGGTAGTGATATTGTTGTTCAAAGTAGTGATTTTGAAATAGATCAATGGCAACATATAGCAGTTACAAGAGCATCTGGCACTGTACGATTATTTATCAACGGAACTTTAAAAGATTCTGGAACTCGAACAACTGATTTAAATAATACTAATGCTGTAAATATTGGATATAAAACTTACACTTCTTCTAGCTATGATTACTTTGATGGAAGAATATCTAATTTCAGAATAGTAAAAGGAACAGCAGTTTATACCTCATCATTTAGGCCAACTTATGAGCCATTAACAAACATAACCAATACCAAACTTTTATGTTGCAATAACTCATCTACCACAGGTTCAACCGTAACTCCTGGAACGATTACCGCTAATGGAGATCCAACAGCATCAAGTGATAGCCCCTTCGATGACCCTGCTGGTTTTGTCTTTGGTGAGTCGGGATCAGAAAATGTAATCAAGTGCGGTAGTTACACAACTGATTCAAATGAAGATGCAACTGTAAATCTAGGATTCGAGCCCCAATGGGTATTAGCCAAAAGAACTGATAGC